TCAGCCTCATAATCTGGCCAAGCTTCAGGCACCCGTGCTTCTGCTGGTGTGCCAACTGCACCACCAGTCGCAAGTGGTTCATTACGAATGGACCATCCCCAAGTCATCTTGTGACAATAGATTAGAAGAATATTCTGACTCTCAAGTATGTACACATTCGACATTTATGTCAGATTTGCAACAACGCACACCGGCCTGGCACGTGGCTCGTCGTGGTAAACTTACCGCATCTAATTTAGGTGCTGCACTTGGTCAAGTTAACTACATTTCGCGAGCTGCCGCATACCGGCGAGCAATGGGTATTGAGAAGTTTCAAGGCAACGTAGCAACAGAATGGGGTAATGACAATGAGGCAAACGGTACAATGGCATACCAATCACTAACAGGTAACCTCGTAACGGCAACTGGTCTTCATCTGCACCCAAATCACAATTGGCTTGCTGGCTCTCCAGATGGATTTGTTGGAATGGAAGGTATGATTGAGGTCAAATGTCCGTATTACTTTCGCAAAGACAATACTGGTCGTCTACACAAAAAAGTTCCTCCTCATTACTATCAGCAAATGAACGCCCTAATGGAGATTTGCAATCGGGAGTGGTGTGATTACATATGTTGGGCACCAGAAGGCATGGTTGTATACCGTGTCAAGCGTGACACACAATGCTTTGACTTCTTATTAACATATTATGCTCAATTCTACGCTGCGATGCAAGCACAGGCTGACAACCCGCCACCTTTAAGTAAAGAAGACAAACACAAAATACACGAGCAACTTACACTTGCAATGGAACGCTCAGTTGATTACACGTATTGGACATGTGCCAATCCGAAACTTCCGCTGCCATCTTCTGATCCACAAGATGTAAGCGATGAAGACGAGATACTACCTCCAAGTTCAAAACAAGCACGTGTATCCAATTTACCAAGCTATGGAGGGACAGTATGTGACGAACAAGCGCCTAATGCTTGCAAAGTGGCAAGCTCAAATCTTAATGAAGAATCGACTTGAACTAGCGCATGCTCGGTTCCGCAACTACGCTGTTCGAAAGTACAAGTGTAAACCGCAGCAAGTTACATTTGATGACAATGGCGCGTTAAAACGTATAAAAAAAGCTGTATTGTTTGACGACGAGCCAGGATTAATGGGGCGAACCGATGGCGAGGTGATAGAAATAAGTAGCAATTGTGAGATGAACCACTCTGAAATCGTAGGCACATTAATGCACGAAGCGATGCATGATTGGTGTAAGGTAAGAGGCAAATCTATGTCATGTGCAAAAGAACACTTTTGTATGAGTATGTGTGGCGACCCTAACGAGTAATAAATGGTAATTTCTAAATTACTATAAAGCGACATGACACAATTTAAGATGGGGACGTGTTTGAACGAGTTCGCAGCTCGCCCAGAGCTAACGCCACTGTTTAACGGCGTTGTTGGTACCATTCCTCGTGCTTCGTGTCTTGCTAAAGAATTGCCACGCCGCCAAGACGGCTTAAAACCGCACTTTGGGAGCGGGACACCGACTGTAGATACTGCAATGGTTGACATAGCCGGACTTGCTATAGCAACAGAGCCAGTTGCTTATACTACTGTCAAAACATCGGAAGGTTCTTTGAAATTACCAATAGAACGCGAACATTTGCAGTATCTTCCCAGTGTGTCCACTCTGGATTTTCTGATACACAATCAAGGCACACGTTTGCAGCCTGAACCTAAACGCTACTTCTCAAGATGATGGCACGACGCAGTTACACGCAATGGAACACTTTCAAGACGGACGACGTAACATTTGCACTCGGCATGGACCGCAACGGCAAAACTGCAATCAACATGCTCGTACAGCCAAACTGCACTGACGTTGCCTTTGTGACACCTGCCTGTGTTACAAACTGGCCGCGTGTCACTGGTGATGGCAACTATGGAACGTTGTGGGGACCATCTGACATCAATAAAGCAAAGTACTCGTTAGATTTGACGGATGGAAGTATTAACGGTGCAGACAACCCTTACTTCACTGACTTTGCAAACATGCTTGAGGCAATCGACGACAAACTGCTTGACTTTGTACACTCCAACCAGCTTAAGATACTTGGACGCAAGAATTTGACGCGTGAAGAGGTAAAAATGTTACAGATACGCAGTGTTCGTGCTAAGTACGACAAGACATCTGGTGTGCTTGTTGGACACTCAATTCAAATGACCACTTCAAAGTTTGCCTGGGACGGCATGGGTGGTAAATTTGCACGCAAAGTTAACATTTGCGACCAAGCTGGCATAGTTGTAATTAACGGAAACGTCGCGCCTGGTGATGTTGTGGCAGCGACTGCCTACGCTAACCAAGTTTACACAGGTGTTGGCGGAGATAAGTTCGGCATTCATTGGAGCTTTGAAGACATATCTGTTGTATGTCAGCGTAACAAGTTAGAAGTCAAATCATCTGTCCCAGTGTTTGCATTGCAACAATACTCTTTTGGTCAAGCATATGATGACAACTCTATGGCCGATTGTACAATTGTTGATCGGCAGTTTTCTGACCCGTGATTAAATCATGGGAGACAATAAAGAAAACGTCAAGCCGCTTGGCAAGACTAATCCACGTGTGGACACAGCACCAAATGCACCTGCAAAAATGTCCACACAGCGTAAGGCAACCTATGGCAAACACGCCACCATGCCAGTCTTGGCATCTGATCAGTATGCTGAGGTTATCTTGCCTAATCTGACTGAATTTAACCCTGATGACATTAAGCTAGACGGAACAGTTGTTGCGGTTGGGAAGCGGCGAACGGGTAAGTCTTGGGTATTTCGCAATCTGATGTACCTAATGAAAGACAAAATACCAGCTGGAATAGTAATTAGCCAAACAGATGAACTAAACAAATTTTGGCGGCAATACATACCAGCAAAGTACATTTACCCTAAGTATGAGCCGGAGATCTTAGATGCAGTGTTTAAAAGACAGAAGAAGATTTTGAATGACAACGGTCTTACTGACAAGGAAAAGGATGAGAAGGCGCCCTTTTTTGTGTTGTTAGATGACGTGATTAGTGACCAACGCTTAAAGTACGATGCTAATCTAATGGAGTTGTTTGTAGCTGGACGTCATTATCGTCTTTTTGTGCTTATTACAACACAGTATGCAAAGGCGATCACTCCAACACTGCGCGGTAACACTGACTATTGTTTCATAATGAAAACCATCCAGCAACGGCAGCGTGAAGCTCTATGGGAAGATTTTGGTGATTTTTTAACTAAAGACGCCTTTGCTCAGATTCTAGACGCATACACAGAAGACAACGAGGTCTTAGTTATAGATACGTGTCCAGAACACACAGTAGATCCGCTAGAAATGCTTTACTGGTGGAAGGCACAGGACCCAGGGGAATTTCACATGGGAAGTGAGGAGTACTGGGAAACGTCGATGACCTCAGACAACCCCATTCCGCCTAAGGAAGGACCACAGAGTGCTGCTGATTTATTAACTGTGAAGGATATTATGCCTGCGCCATGGGCACAGATGGTATAATTTCTAGACTAATAACATAGTTATGAGCACAAGTCGTTCAATCCAGGTGTCTGTAACACACACAGTTCTTGGTGTTATCATAGGCTCAGCAATCGAAGCTCTCTTGCCAAAATTTAACGCAGGCGCTTCCTTAACAAACCAAGCCTTTGAAACTCTGGTTCAAGTAGGTCTGAATGGGGCCGCTTTAGCGGCTGTTTCGAATTATTTGCGTGATGATGATCCGACTTTCGGAATACCATTCTCAATGGCTTTGTTTCAATCACAGCCGGAACTGTCATTGCGCATTGAGAGCCTAAGCGTTGTAGCAAAAGAGCAGGTTGCTCAAGCTGCACTGCGAACGGTGCCACAGATGCCAGCGGTGTGACATCCCAATTTATGCATTTCACCATATCACTCCACATGTTGTCAAGAGCTTTAAGTTTTGTCTTTGACTTAATCAAAGGAAAGAACATACTGAATTGTGCGCAATCCATTTTTTGAAACAGACGGCAAAACACGTAGTTGTAATTAAGAAAGTTTTTGCGAGTTGGCGTCTTGTAAGCGTCAAATGGTCGTTGCAACTCTTGAAAAAGATCATCTAGTTGTCGCACCACTAACGGCCCTGGACACGGTGGTTGAATACCAGTAATGCGGAAAATGATTTGTAACCATTTCTCAATGTACAATTGCATATTTAAAGATCTGAGTACCGCTCTGATACTGTCTTTGTTGATAACGTCGTACGTGCCATCACATAACTTTTCGCCAATCTGCAGCATTTGCTCGTTAGGAATCGCAGATTCCATGAGCAAAAGCTGGCTAATGCGCTCATGCCAATGATGAATTCGTTTGTAGTTGCTCGGTTTACCATGTAAAGAAATGCCATACATTGTTTCCCAATAGACATTGCAAGACTCGACAACACCACAAGTATCACAGACACGGGATCCAGGGTGCCCAGAACTAGACCCGTTGTAGACGAAGTTGCTTCCACCACAGCCAATGCAAGTGTTAGTAGGCTGTAGCGGTACTGGTCGTTCCAAAGCAAGTAGGTGCTCCATGTCAGCAAAAGCAGCGTCCACGTCATCCTGGGTAGTGACCGCCATCTCATGCCCACACTTTGCCTGAGTATTGGAAAGAGTTGATGCTTGCATTTTCCAATTCCAAGATAAATGCAAGCACATTGCAAGGAACGTTGGGTTGATGTGTTTGTTACAAAATCAGACACACTGATTGATGAGCAAGAGTACAGCTTTGATGACCAATTTGTTTGCTCTGTACAAAGTGTAAGAATTGATCCTGTCAACCCCACACACGCTGTTCTTGTACCAACGTCTAGTGATTGGATTATGCCCACGTGGAGCCGCGAGTACGATGGAACGTCGCCTACACCATACCCAGATACTTCTCTATACGCTACATATCCATACACAAAAGAGCAATTTAAAACGTTCTATGACCTACAAGTAGGTGATCTTATCCGTGTAGGAAGCACACCTACAGTTGGACATACAGATTACTTAACAATTGTCGAGAAAGTTGAAGTGGATGCACTTTACAATGCCACAGCTGTACATCCGGTATTTGAACGGCACAAAAATTCAAGCACCGGATTCGTGCCTGATCAAGTGAACGTTACGACAGTAAATGAATCCGGTGGGATTAAAATTGCTGAGCAGGCAGTTACAACAATAGACCAATCTGGTGGAATGACAATTGCAACTAATACCATAGTAGATGATGCTTCTGTTTTCAGTGTTGGAGATAAGATAAAGATTGATGATGAGATCATGACAGTTCTTAGTGTGTTTACACATATTAATACCATAACTGTCACACGTGGTGTGGATGGTACAACAGTAGCTAGCCATGCTGATGGTTCTATAATATTCTTGCTGAATGTTAATTCTCACATCTTTACTGTAGCTGATGGTACTCAAGTCAGTGTTGGTGATAAGATAAAAATTGATGATGAGATCATGTCAGTTACCAACATTAGTTCGAATCAATTAACTGTAACACGTGCTCAAGATGGTACAGCAGAAGCTGCTCATGCGGATGGTGTTAACATTTCCGTCATCTATGATACTTTTATTACCTTCACAAAAGGAGGAATTGCACACTATGCGCTGCGTCTAAATCACGCAATTGACTGCACAAATCTACCGGTAAATGCAGTAATTGACACTCAAGTAACAACACCGTTTCAAACAGATAACACTCCAGCTACAGCTGCAGCCGCAAGTTTGGCAAACAGAAACAAAGCAACTACGCCTTTGACTTACGCTTCTCGCTCAGACGAGGTAAACTACTTCCCAATGTACACAACCAAGCGGTATCTTTCCGGTACAACGCTCCGTGCATCGCTAGATCACGGAGTGAAGCAAGTGAGGTGCATTAAGCTAGTGGGATATTCCCTCGCCAACAAACGGCAAGTAGGGCTGCAGCATAGCCACGAGGTTCATGAGGATGACTACATCATTCTAAGGATTAACGAGATTGAAGGACACGTAATTAGCAACAATAGGTTTGCAAATGGAGCTTTTGCTATACTGTATTGTGGATCTACAAACGACAACGAGGTAGGCGCTAAAGAGTACAGCAGGTTTGACACAGTGAATGGCATAGTAGTGAAGGACGTTGATGCTACTAACAGTGTGCTTCGCAACCTGACACTGGAAGTGACCGACAGACTGGGCAAGGCAGCACACTTCGGAAGGCTGCATCTATGGTTCAAGCTGCTAGTCACACACGGATAACTTTCTGAGGAGATAGTATTAAAACATGGGAATGGATGTTGGTGGTCCGACGGGCATGAGCCTATACAGAAATGCTGGACCGCAAGGTGCTCGTCCAGACACGGGCATGGCTATGGGCGCTGGCCTAGTTGACGCCGAGCTTGCAGCTCGCACTCACTACGCTCCTCCTAGTGTGCCTCCCCCGAATGCAGGACTTGCTGATCCTGCTGTTGGTGTTGGACCGGGACGTGGTCAGGCTCCTGATTATTACAATTACCAGGGCGGCTTGCCTGTTAAGTACAACATCCCTACAGCTCAGAAGGAGCGCATGCAAACTAGGCAGGCAGTCCGCGAGTCAGCTGCGAGCGTGGAAGGGCAGGGTGTACTTCGCACCGATCCAATCACTGACGAGGAGGTTAATTACGTTCAGAGCATGAAGGATCAGGCGGAGTTGGCGGATTTTGACAGGTACGTTAACTCATTGATTGACCCACGTAAGCCTGGAAACCTTAAGTGGCTTATGGAGATTTACCCTGAGTATGTCAATCGTCGCATTCAGCAGGTCCACACTGATTATGAATTTGCGCTGCGTAATCAAATGATTGACTCATGGGGCATCAACACCTTTGATGATTTGCATTTCAAGTACCTTGTTGATCAAAATAAGATTGACGGTCCACGTCTGGGCAGGCACACACCTATTGGCGACATGTATACACCTGGTTTCTTGTCTCCGTTTAACTATTTGTCTAA